GGAACTCTATCTTCGAAGCACTGCATCTTGTTCGTGCTGAACTTGCTGAACACTTTCCATATGCTGTAATCGATGTTGATGGTGCAGAGGCAGATGATGTCATCGCAGTTCTCGCCGAGTATAGTCAAACCATGAATACCGATGGTCTCATACCCAGCGCTGAACCTTTCCTTGTTCTCTCTGGTGACCATGACTTCAATCAGTTGCAGAAGTGGAGCAACGTTAAGCAGTATGCTCCTGTTCAGAAGAAGTTTATTAAGTTGACTGAAACTCCTGAAGCAGTTCTGATGGAACATATTATCATGGGCGATAAGGGCGACGGTGTTCCCAATATTCTTTCTGGTGACGACACCTTTGTTAATGGTGACCGTCAGCGTCCTATTCGCAAGGAAGCACTTGCACTCTGGAAGACGCAGAAACCTGAAGACTTTATCAACAGCGACGAAATGTGGCGGAACTACCAGCGCAACCGTGAACTGGTTGACCTGTCTCGTATTCCTGAAGAGATCAAGGAAAGTATTATAGATAATTATGAGATGCAGAAAGAGGGCGATCGTTCTGGTCTTTTGAATTATTTTATCGCGAATCGTATGACACAATTAATTGAACTAGTGGATGAATTTTAAATGGCAATAGCACCCAAGAAATTTAGGCAAATCAACGAGGCTCTTGACTGGGCAGTTGAGGCAAAAACAACCGAAGAACTCTCCGCACGTGTTCGTGCAATCTCTGTTGGAAACTCTATTCTTATGCGATTTATTGCATGGGGCGTAGGTTACGAACAGGGTCCATGTAATCTACCAGAGGGTAAGACTCCCTTCAAGGATGAAGGTCTCCCAGAAAATATGGGCGACACTACCATTACACAGGAATTCCGACGCATTCTAACTCTACTACCAGAGGGAAGCGCAAAGAAAGTACCGCAATTCCGCAGAGAAGAAATTTGGATGCAAATCTGTCAGGGTGTAGTTTCTACCGAAGTAGAAATTCTTGATCTTGTTAAGGACCAGAAACTTCTCGAAAAGTATCCCACGTTGGCGACTGTTCTAGAATCTTTTCTTCCTGGATGGAAAGCACCTGAGGTTAAGAAGTCGACACGATCAAAAAAGTCTTTAGAATCTTTATAAATAAGTTCTTTCCCGCACCTCCTAGGAAGGAACAACTATGGGGCAAATTCTTGAGCACAAACACCTGATTATCAGGGCTGAATTGAACAATCCGCCGCAATGCGCAGAGGCGATCCAGGATTGGATGAAGACTCTTGTCGACAAAATTGGTATGAAGATACTAATGGGTCCATATGCTGTTTACAGTGACATGGTTGGTAATCGTGGATTGACTGCAGTTACTATTATCGAAACCAGTCATATTGCTATGCATGTGTGGGATGAAGTTTCTCCTGCTCTTATGCAACTTGATGTCTATACGTGTTCTGCGCTGAATACGAAGGATGTTTTCGAGGCGCTCCAGGAATTTGATCCAGATCATGTCGAGTTTAAGTACATTGATCGTGAGCATGATTTGACGTTGATTGATAAAGGCATTGTAAATGAGGTTTTACCTCTTTCAGCATAAGACGGAACTGTGGATCGTAAAAGATCCAACCATCGTCCCAAAACCTCGTGAGTTGATTCTACAAACCACCAATATTGAGTTGATTCGCGAAACTGCTTCTAAGCAACAAAAGATCTCTAAAGTCGTTGACAAGGTAACTCGTCAACGTAATAAATTGCACACTCCAGAAGGCAGGGAAAAAATTGCCGAGGCAAAGATGGGTGATAAAAACCCAAATGCCAAGGGGTTGTCAGATGAGCATCGAGCGAAGATAAGCAGAACGATGAAGGGAACTCGTCGTGGAGAGAATAATCCGATGTATAATCGGAGGCATTCCTACGAAACTCGGCGCAAGATGAGTCTTATGCAAAGTATGCGTGTGCGAAAGTGGTGTGTTGAACCTAGTGGCAAGACGCATCTGGTCGACCCAAGATCGTTCAGTCTACCGAGTGGATGGTTATGGGGGAGACATTACGATCCATACAAATAAATTAAAAAAGTATTGACTTTATCTTAAATAAAGCGTATATTGGTTGTCTAAGTCGCGCTGCCCCTTCCTCTAACGGTAAGAGAGCGGACTTTGAATCCGTCAATTTAGGTTCGAATCCTAGAGGGGCATCCATTTTTATAAGGAAGTTTATTATGACAGATGTTATTGCAGTTGATAAGTATCGCCTATTCATCGAGCGCATCGAACGTATCGAAGCAGATCTTGATGCAAGGAAGTCCGATCGCAAGGAAGTTTATTCTGAGTTGAAGGGTGAGGGTTACGACACCAAAGCAACTCGCCAGATTATTCGCCTCCGTAAGAAGGAAGCGCATATTCGACAGGAAGAGGATATGATTCTTGAGACATATCGTACTGCGATTGGTCTTTGAAATTTAGGAGAGGTGGCAGAGTGGTCGATTGCTCTAGTCTTGAAAACTAGCGTACTGCAAGGTACCGTGGGTTCGAATCCCACCCTCTCCGCCAGTATTGGACCCTTAGCTCAGTAGGTAGAGCAGGATGCTTTTAACTTCAAGGTCGCTGGTTCGAATCCAGCAGGGTTCACCATTTTTTGAAATAAAATGAAAATAAGTGTTGACTTCTTCTTCGTTTTGAGGTATACTGTGTATATAGTTTGAAAGGAAATTGACTATGTTGACTCTTGCTGATATTAATGTCGCTACCAATAGCCGCGATGGCGACATCTTTTCAGACCTACACAAAGATGTGTATGGTTTCCGTCCTCGTGGCATCACCTTCTCTTCAGCTGAAGAGTTTGATGCTGAATACGAGCGTCTCGTCGGTATACTCTCTGTGCAGATCGACGAAGACAAGATTCGTCAGGATCGTAACTTCGCTGAGTTTGTTTGTCGTGTAGACGGTATCATGGGTTTGGTCAAGAATTGCTTTGATAATGCGGCAGCAGTCGCCATTATCTGTGAAGCAGAAGGCATTGATGATGAAGAAATGCGCTTCTATGGTTGGGAATCTCTTGAGTATCGTCTCGATCTCAAGTATGGTTCTATCAAGAAGTGGTTGGAAGAATAAATAAGTTTATAAGTCGGTGAGGGAAAACGGTAATCCGCAGGTCTCCAAAACCTTGAGAAGTAGGTTCAATTCCTACCACCTTCGCCAGATTTGCCCTTATAGCTCAGTTGGTAGAGCAGTTGATTTGTAATCATCAGGTCGTGGGTTCGAATCCTACTGAGGGCACCAGTTTTATTCCCTAATGGCGCAGCGGTAGCGCAGTTGACTGTTAATCAATTGGTCGGTGGTTCGAATCCATCTTAGGGAGCCAGTTTGAATACGAATAGACCACCTCTGCTGAACCCGTTAAGGGGTAAAAATACGGTTGCAACCGTATTGTTTATCTGGGAAGATTGCAACGTCGCGAAGTAAGCAATCAAGGCACACTTAGGTGGTCGCTCTTTTTATGCCCGTGTAGTCCAATTGGCAGAGGCGTCTGGTTTAGGTCCAGAATGTTGGGAGTTCGAGTCTCTCCACGGGTACCAACTAATTCCCAATACTTTTACTTTTTAGAAGTATCGGGAATTTTCGGGTCGGTAAAGCCAGTGGCTCTGGCAGTGAGACTGTAAATCTCATCCGTTTTCGGGGGAGGATCGATACCTCACTGACCCACCATGAAGAAGTTTAATGCGGGTATGGTATAGAGATTGTGCCTTAGCCTTCCAAGCTAAAGAGGTGAGTTTGAGTCTCACTATCCGCTCCAATACCCAATTCGGGTACCATTTAACAACCAAGGAATTAATTATGAATATCAAGACTTTTATGGCAGCAGCAGTTATTGCACTCACAGCAGCGTGTACTCCTAACGAGGAAACACCAACTGTATCAGAAGCCGCTGGTCCAGCAGCAGATGAAGCACTTGCTACAGCAAATGCAACAGAAACTGTAGAAGTTGTTGCGGCGGAAGCGACTCCTCAGGCAGATTCGAAGTAATTAAAAAAACTATTGACTTATGCGAGAAATTATAGTATATATAGAGTGTAGTTTTACATTAATTAGAGATCAATAAAATGCCCTTATATACTGTTTTAGATGTAGAAACACGTGAACCCCAGGATGATTTCTGGGGTTCATTTGATGCATTACAAGAGTTTCTAGAGAAAAACCCACACCTTATCCAAGGTATAACTGCACCGAATATTATCGGTGGCGTAGGTGATGGCGTTAGACCACCAGACCACTTCAAGGAAGTGATGGCAAAAATTTCAGACGCAAATCCCAACAGTCCTCTTGCCCAAGACTATGGCAAAAAAGACAGTAAGACTATCAAAACCCAAGCAGCAGTTGCCAAGGCGAAGAGGAAAGCAGGAGGTTCATTGATAGGATGAATTTTTTGGTTGCACTCCTTACTTCAAGGGATATTGAAAAATTAAAACGTTGTATCGAGAGTGTTCTATCGCAAACCAGTGATGTGATTGTGGTATGCAACACTCTCGATTTTTCATTTGTAGAGCAAGCAAGGGTTGTCGCCGAGGCATACAATGTGGAGTTTCTAGTAACTGAGTCCAACGGGACACCAGCGAAAGGTAAAAACTCTGTTCTAGAGATTTTCCGAACTCGTTCGCATGACTATTACATGCAAGTTGATGCAGATGACTATCTTGCTCCTGATGCATTAACCAAACTCGCTAAGATCGTAGATGATAATCCAGACGTTGATGTAGTCGGTTTGATTGATGGTGCGATGACGTATAATGGAAGCATAACTACAGGTAATGCATTCTTCAACAGTGCAGATATCTACAAGTTTGCAAACGTAAAAGGTTCACACGGTTTGCGTCTAATCGAACTTGGTAAATTTTTGGCAGCAAATCTTCTACAAAATAGAATGCTGTTGTATTCTAAGAAAGTTGTCAACTCTTTCGATTTCGACGAGTCATTTCTCGGTTCGGAGGATGTCGTAGCATCATATAAATTATACTATAATCCAGACATAAACTATGTTCTTACTGAAGAGCATTTATATGTCTACGATTTGGAAGACAGTGGAAACTTCTATGCCTTCCTCAGTAATCCGATTGAAATAAAAAAAGTGCTTCGCGAATTGAAGGTTGTTGTAAATGAGTCTAGAATACAAAATTGACTATCTTCGTGCATACAAAGCATTCAAGAAACTGTGCAGAAATCCAGCAAATACCATTTTCATATTTGAGATTCTGTATGCATTAAATCCTCCATCATTGCGCTGGAGTCTTGAACAGTTAATGCGAACAGAATCAGGTGGCGAAGTAGCATATACCTCCGAAGAGATTTCGGAGTATTTCCAGTCACTTTCTGAGAGACCAGAAGGATCTGTCGGTAGAGAATGCCATAAGTTATTTCCGAACCAAGAGATACTGCTGAAACTCAGCAGAAGAAAATCTAG